AAACTCATCCTTGACTTTAATAAGATTGTCGATTTAAAGTATTTAGATAACTATAACGCTTTAGTAAGCCGTTCTGACTTTATAGAGTTGGTATTCAGCCGTCAGGAGATAGTTAACATAATGAATGAGATAGCAACAGAACCCTGGCAGAAAGATGTTACTGAATATTTAATTAGCGTCTTAAGCGACATGACCGCATTGAACTTAAGAACACAGGCTAACGCATTTAGGGATTATCAATTCTGCCAAGAAACCAAATACGATTGGAAAACTTACATTCTAAAAAGAGCAACAACAAAATCGCCCATATTCAACCTGCTTTATCAATACATGGGCAAAGAGCCAAAAAGAACGACTGAGTTAAAACGCTGGTTAATATCTACACAAAACATGAGCATTAGACAAGCAGAGAGAAGGATAAAAGAATATGTGGAGATAGGGGAACTGATTAACATAGAACCCATGAGAGAGAGGGATTATCTGGTTTCCCTGTTTCCTATTAAGGAGGGAATGGTATGAAAAAATGGTTTGGAGAAGTCAGATGGTCAGTTGATGATGTCTTAGAACAGGCTAAAGCTGATGGTATAGAATTAACAAGAAAACAGGCTTTGGATTTCCTTAAAAGAAATTCAAAACATATAAGGGATGGGATGGTAGAAACAGGATGGAACATAATATCATCTGAATTGAATATAGCCAGCGACTTGGATAGTTTGGGTGATTAAATGAAAAAGCTAACAATAAACTATGAGAAGAACAAAATCGAGATTAAGAACTTCAAAGCCTTTAGCAATAATGAGATTCTTTTAATCGCTAAGGCTTTGATTGAAATGGTGGAGAAGAAGGTGGGAATATGAGTTTAAAAGAAGATGTTGAGGTTATGGAAAATAGGATAAAGGAATTGGAGGAGGAAAACAAGAATCTTAAGAAAGACAAGCCGAATTGGATGGAGCAAGTCGCATTAGACAACTGTATGGTCAAGGGATTCTGTGCAGTTAATGATTTAAGCGGATACAAACATTCAAAAATAGACATAAAGGAATTTCTTAAGGTTCTGAAAGCCATACAAGCATTTGAGATTAGCGAGATAGTGGTAAGCGTCAATGACAACCATCCGATATTATTCAGGTCGAGTAAGAAGGATAAAATCGCTATGGTTTTAGCCCCTATTGTGGATGAGGACATGGAAGGATGAAATGTATAAGCTGTGGGAAAGAAGGAGAATACGACTTTGTAAAGACGGACTCAGGTTATCTTTGTGAAGATTGTTCGTTAAAGGGATGGTAGAATGCTCTGCGAATGCTGTGATAGGGAAAAGGAAGGTATGTTATTTAAACTCGGAAAAGACAAAGCTATATATATCTGTTTCGAGTGCATAAAATATTAAAGGAGGAATTATGAAAGCGAAGAAAGTAACAGGCTTTAAGTGTAGTTCATGTGATAATTTATACGAAAGCGAAGACGAGGCCATAGATTGCTGCATGGAGGAGAAAAGAGAGGAAACAGAAGCGTGGAAATGTAGTGAATGCGAAGAAATATATGAGGACAAAGAGTCAGCAAAAGAATGCTGTAAATAGAGAGGAGGGAGAATATGGTAAAGGAATGCAAGAACTGTAATTGCAGTTGCACATTGGGCAGGATATATAAACTGATAATCAAGAACGGGGAATACAACAAGCCACATATTTTTAACTTCTGCTCAGTTGAATGCTTGAAGGAATATGTCAACGGAATGGTTTAATGGGCAACATAGAAAGGGTGTTTTGGGTATTGTATAGCCTATTCATCATAGAAAGCTGTTTATTTGTCGCTTGGCTGCTGGCATAGCAATTCTAATTCTTTCTTTGCTTCTTTCATAAGATTTAAAGCCTCTTGGACTGTATCTGCCCTGGTTGTTACTTCGTAACGTAAATTTCCATTGGCTATTTGAGATATTTTAGTGCGGACTTTAGATTCAATCGGCTCTTTTATTTCTTCCATATACATATATTAGACGCACATATATATAAAGCTTTGAAGGGGAAACCTTTATAAGCACCCTTATACATATATCATATATGAAACAAAAGAAGGACACTAGACCAGACTTACTTAATTATAAAACGGAAACTTCGATAAAAGTTCCAAAAGCATGGTTACGGGATTGCATAAATAAGGAAATGGTTGGCATTGTGATGAGACATGAAAAAAGGATAAAGAACATTGAACGGAGAATAATGCTTCTTGAACAGGGTGGTTATGTATGAAAACGGAAAAACCCTTAACTAAGGTGGATAAATTCATATTGAAAGATAGAAGATATTTTGAGAAAGCCCTTGCCTCATCCGAGGCGAAGATAAAGGAGCTTCAAGAAGTCTGTGAAGATAATGGAGAAATGGTAGGGGAGAAAGAAGCCGAAATTGCCGAGAAGGAGCAGATAATCAGCAAGCTAATACATGCAATAGGCCGTATCGTTGTTATACTGGACATACAGAAGGATGGGGATACCATTACCAAGAAAGACAAGGAATTGGATTTCATCCATAATGATTATAGGCGGATAATAGCCGAGAAAGAGAAGGAAATCCAAGAACTACGCAAGGACGTACCTGACTGCGATGACTGCCTGGTGAAGGAGGATGCGAAGAAGGAGATTGCGGAATTCCAAAAACGAGTTGAGTTTCTCCGAATTCCAAAGAAAGAATTTATCCATAAATTAGCAATAGCGGCAGATGAGATAGCCAAGCTCAAATCCGACAAGGAGTATTACATCAATCAGAACAGGCTCAACATAGAGGAGAGCAAGAGGCTCAAGTCCGAGAAAGCCGAGCTTCTTGGTTTCATAGAGCAGAGCAAAGAATACGAGATGGTTGACGGCAAATTCACAGGCAAATGGTGGGTGCATTTTGACAGTCATAATTGGAAGTGGGGATAGGAGAACGTAAGGGGGTTATCCCATTTTGCGACACCCCCTTTGGTTCAAAACTGACAAAGTCGGTCACGGAACAAAGGTCTTTGTATGCTGATTTGAAAATACAAGGAAAGCAATATTATCAAGGATGGAATGCCGCAATAGAGAGGTTTCTGGAACTGATTAAGGGTGATGGGAAATGAAAATGAAATGTCTTAAATGCGGCTATGAAGGAGAGATGCATCAGGTAGGGAGGATGCTTGAAACAATAAAGATAGCGGTCATTCAATGTCCAACCTGTTGTTTTCTACACGATTTATACCTTTCCGAGCCGATGGAGAACACAAAGTTTCTTCTCAACCTAAAAGAGGTGAAAGGATGAAAATGAGAATCCTGTATAGAAGAAGTCAATTCACAGTGGATTGGAATAAGCCCAAGAACTGCCAAGCCTGTGGAAATGATGGTGGAAAGCATGGATGCAACTGTCACCATTATAAATACGAATTCAAGACCACAGAAGTCAGGAAGAACCCAGAACTTCTTAAGAAGAACACGATTTGGCTATGCTTCCCCTGCCATAGAGTCGCTGATGCCATGAGAATCGTTGATGAAAGCCATGATAAAGCTATAGAAATTAGAAGGTTGTTGGATGAGAGAACTTTTCAAGGAAAATAGGATTAAGTGCCTAAAAAGGGACGGTTTCAAATGCAGAAAATGTGGGGCAGACCAGATTGCCAAGGATTTGGACGTTCATCATATCAATCCTTTTAAGCGGTCCAAAGATGATTCTCTCAATAACCTTATAACATTATGTTCAAGTTGCCACAGGACCCAAGAGAACCAGTTTAATCGAGTGGGAGTAACAAACTACCTTAGAAGATGGATAGATGAGAATAAGAGCAAAGCTTTATAAGTAAGCAAGTATATACATATATCATATATGGTGAATTTATGGCAGGAAGACAACAATTAAAGGAAAGGACACCTACAAGAGATAGGCAATTGAAGTGGTTCCATGAAAAATGCAAAGAGGACCCGACTTGGAATGCCAGGAAACAAAGGGAATGGAGGGCAAGACGACCAGAAGCATTTAACATGACAATGGCAAAATGCTATATAAAAAAACTGACGGATGAGCAAAAGAGAGAACTTGGCATTGGGGTGAAGTTATGAGCATAATAAAGAAAAGCGAAAGGATGCTTCCTTTCGTAGTAGTGGAATTGGGGAACAGGTGTGATTTCTACGCAGTTCCGCAAGTGAAGAAAGAGAATGATGCTTACATAGTTGACACAAACAGGGATATGCATAAGGTGACATTCAACTCGACCAAGAACAATTGGACATGTACTTGTGCATATTGGAGATGGAAAGCACTGGATTGTGCTGGCATCTTGGCAGCGAAGAAATACAGGGAAATTCATGGAAAGCGAATGTGATATTTGCAGCAAAGAGATAGAAGGCCCTCCTGTAATAATAGAGGCGGGAAGAAGAGGGTGGTCAAAGACGGGATACAGGATTTGCACAAAATGTTTCAAAAATTGTTATAATTCAGCTAAGAGGAAAAGGCATGAAAATAGAAGGCAAGATTGAAGAGGCAAGTTTGAAGAAAGGGCAGAAAGGGAGTTATTGGGAGTTCAAAATATCAGGCCGCATATTCAGGCTGTTCAAAGAGGATTTGTTTGACCAGGCAGCCAAATTATGCCTAGAGCAGCCTGTTGCAGTGGATTATTTCGACAATGAATGGGGAAGCAACCCAGTCACAGGCAAGCCCAATGTGAGTCATGTCATTAATTCCATAGAGGCGGTAAACGGTTTCCAGAAAGGCGGTGAGGTAGCTTCTGCTCAGGCAGAGATTCCTATTGAGGATTTGATGAGTTTCTGTGTTGAGACCGCAATAAAGGTAACATCAATATACTTAGAAAAGGTCAAGTTCACCTCAGATAATGTTACGTCAATCACAAATACTTTATTCATTGAATTGAATAAGAGGAGACGATAGTATGGAAATGACAGGACAACAGTTTGATACTTTGATGCAATTGCTATCTGAAGGCAGGAAATGTCCATATCTGGAGAAAGACAGCAATCTAGACAATTATTGTTCCACTCTGCTTGATGTCAAATGCGGCTACCAAGGTGAGATTAAAATCGACCAAATTCTCAGGAAGTATTGTAGGAGGGAATGATGCAAGAGATAGGAAAATGGAATGTGCTTGAAGGAGGGAATTATTTATGCCAGAATGTAAAGGGCATTGTTATTACAAGATAGGGATGAAAGGGGATGTAATTCTTTGTGAGAGATGTGGAAGGATAAGGGCAATTAAAAACTCAGATAATGTTTGGGAAAATCTATATTAAGTTGGTTTTAACATGACTTTTCAAAAAGGAAATAAAGTGAATGTGGGCAGAAAACAAAATCCAGAATGGGTTAGAAAAAGATGTGATAAGTTAATAGGTATAAAGAGACCTTATTCCCGAATAAGAATGTTGGAAGATAATCCAATGAAACATCCAAAGATAGAAAAAATAGTTCGTTCAAAGAGACTTAAAAAATGGAAAAGAGAAGGACATCCGTTGGAAGGCAGAGATAGACCTGAAATCTCTGGAAGTAATCATTACCGCTGGAAAGGCGGGATTTCTTTTGGGAAATATTCCTGTGAGTTCAATGACAGCCTGAAAAGAAGGATTAAGAAGCGGGATAATTATACTTGCCAAATATGTAATAAGACATCATTATTAGTGGTTCACCACAGGGATTTTGGGAAGATAAACAACTCTGATGATAATCTAATTAGTTTATGTCGGAATTGTCATCTTCATATACATAATATAAATATAATCCGCCCCAAATTCTTCCAAGAGAACATGATAGTCAAATGCAGAGATTGTCATACACAATTAGAAATACCTATAAAGGAAGTGCTTAATTGGATTGAACCAGAAACGGTGATGAAATGAATGTTATAATCACGGGGTTTAATGGCTTCATTGGAGGAAATCTGGCAGAAGAAGTAGGCAAAACTCGTCATGTGATAGGTATTGATGACTTTTCAACTAGTTCCATGAGCAAACCAATGCCAAACAACACACATTGGAGCAATATGAGTATAGGAACTATACACCAGCATAAAGATATTAAGACTATATTTCACTTAGGTATCCCATCCTCTACACCTCTCTATAGGAATGACAGACACTTAGTTGGGGAAGCCATTTCAGACTTCATAGAGGTGTTGGAGTATTGCAAAGAGCATGATACGAAACTTGTCTGGGCTTCCTCTTCCAGCGTCTATAACGGATATAATCCACCGCATTATGAGGCGTTGGTTCCTAAGAATACTGATTTCTACACAGAGGCCAGGTATTACATGGAACGGTTGGCTAAGACATACTTTGATTTCTATGGAGTGAACTCAATAGGTCTTAGGTTATTCAGTGTCTATGGCAAGAATGATTGGAGGAAGGGGCAGTATGCAAACTTAATCACTCAGGCTTTGATAGCCAAACAGAAAAACCAATTCTTTAAGATTTATGGGGATGGGACACAGACAAGGGATTTCACTTATGTCAAAGATGTGGTTAGGGCGTTCTTGATAGCAGAAAGATACCTAAAGAAGAACACTTGCGATATTTTCAATGTAGGCACAGGAAAGGAGACAGAGATAAACTATATGCTTGAATTGGTTGGATTAAAAAAGAAGGAGTATATCAAGAATCCCTTAAAGAACTATGTCGACTATACTTGTGCAGCCACTACAAAGGCTGATAAAATCATGGGTTTCAAGGCCAAGTATGACTTAAAAAGCGGCCTTAAGGACTATCTAAAAACAGAGAACTTCAAGGAGGACTCGACATGAAGAAGGGATTTGTAGGATTATTATTACTTGGAATCTGCATAATCATAGCTGCTGCCATAATCGTTGGTGCAGTAACATTCCCAGACGCTATGTCCATGATATTTGGTATCATATTTTGGATAATCATAGCAATCGTGATAATCACAGTCACTGTCATAGCTGGAATAATCGTATTAGCAGCGATAGATTAAGGAGGAAAACATGAAAGTGAGCAAAGATGTTATGAGTGAGATAAAGCTTTACCAAAGCCAGGATTATGAGATAGATAGAGAGACAGAAACATATATTATGATGAAGAAGAACACAAGCAAAGCTGGATGGCATGTCGTTCTCGCAATACTATTCTTTTGGTTGATATTCTTACCCAATTTGCTATATTACATACTTTCAACAAAGAAGCATAAGATAATGAAATAGCAGACGGGGAATGAAAACAAAAAAGAAGGTGGAAATGTGCCAAAGAAGAAAATGACGAAAAAGAAAAAGAAATAAGTCAATACCCCTAAAATAGGGGTATTTTTACAAAGGAGGGATAGAATGAATAAGGTTCAAATAGGGGGCGTTTTGCTGATGGCTTTCGCTGCATTGGTGGCTGGATTATTCATAGGAGCATACTACTCAGAACCTATTATGACAAGTATAGTCGACAGCCAGTCAATCCAGATAAGCGAACTCAACGATTTCATAAACGATTACAAGAACACAACCAAGACCCAGATGAAGGAGATAAACGGCTTGGAAATCAGAGTTGACCAGCTTGAACTCTGCTACAAGACGTATGACGATACAGGAATCACAACCTACAAAGACGTGGATAAGTTGCTAAAGTGCATCGGCAAAGTGGAAAGATGATATATCCAAAGAAATGCCCAGTCTGCCAGTCAAGTAGGATAGTTTCCAATCCCGACTATGGTATGAAGTGCCTCAGATGTGGGTATGTTAACCTAAGAAATGTGAGGATTAAGGAGTTTGAGAATTATGGCTAAGATAAGTGCTATGGTTCTAGTGGGGGAGAATGAACCCTATCTTAAATATTGCATAGCCAGTATTCAAGAGATTGTTGATGAAGTTATCTTCATTAGAAAGGGAGTTCAAGAAGAATTAGGTTATCTGACTTCTCCTTCTGTTTGGGGGAAATCTCCTCACTTGAAGATTGTGATACAGAACACAGAAGAAACAGACTTTGCAAGTTGGAGGAACCAAGCACTTAAAGAGTGTTCAGGGGATTGGATAATTTTTATAGATGCGGATGAGATTTTAGCCAACATAGACGGAACTCCTGTAAAGAGAGAAGAATTAGAGAAGATAATAACAGACAATCCAGCGGATGCGTATAACCTTTTCACATTCCACTTTATGTATAATTATAGGACCTTGGATGGCAGGAATGATGGATTCCATTTCTCTCAAAGCAGGATATTCAAGAATGACGGCAAATGGCATTGGGAGGGGAAGATACACGAAAGATTATTACACATGGAACAATTGGATACAGGACATGACGGATTATATACAAAGAATGAATTGCCAGCACTCCCAGCCAAAGTTAGACCGCTTTATCCCAACCCGACTATTTGGCACTATGGGCATTGTAAAGGTATTGAGGACATCAGGCAGAAATATGCCAAAACAAGAGAAATCGAGGACAACCCATTCAGAGAGGAACATCTGAAATACAAGGACAATGATGAATATTGTAAATATCATCCTAAGATAACAACTCGTATGCCCCTCATTCCCTATTGGGGTCCCCATCCTCAAGTGTTGAAGTTATTTTAAAGGCGATACCCCTGAAAAATGAGACTTTTCCCAAAAAGAAAGAGAAGGTGATTGTGACGGGTTGTGGAGGATTTATAGGCTCTCACATGGTTGATTATCTTATTGAAAGGGGGTATGATGTCTATGGTCTTGATAGTTTTGAGATAGGTAAATTTAAGAATCTAAACCCGAAGCTTAAGTGGTTTGGAGTCAACCTATGCGACAAGAGGAACACATTGAACATCTTCAAGAGAATTAGGCCGCACTATGTCATACATCTAGCTGCATTTGCAAGGATACAACCCAGCCTAAAAGAACCAGACCTGTGGATAATCAACAATGTCTCTTCCACAATCAACGTCCTTTGCGCCAGCAAGCAAGTAAGAGCAAGGAAGGTCATCTACTCGTCCAGCAGTTCAGTCTATGGTGACAATAAAGTTCCTTTCATTGAGACCATGAAACCTGACATCAAGACACCCTATGCACTTTCTAAGTTGATGGGAGAGCAGATGTGCGAACTGTTTACTAAAGTATATGGTTTGCCATGTGTCATAGTAAGATACTTTAACGTCTATGGAAAGAGGCAGATAGATTCAGGGAAGTTCTCCACCGTGATAGGAGTGTTCATTAAAAGGAAAAGGGAAGGCAAGAAACTAAGGATTACAAACTTAGGTCGGAACAAGAGGGACTTCACTTACATAGACGATATAGTTAGAGGCACTTACTTGGCTTTAAAATATGGTCGTAATGGTGAGGTCTATAACTTGGGTTGCGGGACTAATTACAGTTTGAACTACTTAGCTACGCTTATACAACCAAACAAGAAGATGCACACATATGGATTGGTCCGTAAGCAAGAAGCCTGGGAAACCAAAGCTGACATACAGAAATCTATAAGAGAATTGGGATGGAAGCCCAAAGTAAGCCTTAAAGAGGGGATAAAGAAATGTATAAGATAAAGTTCCTCAAGCCAAACATACCTAAGATAGATGTATCGGATATACTAGAGAGTGGAGAAGTTACTAACGGCAAGTATGTGAGGGAGTTGGAGAAACTTCTCTGTAAGATGCACCATGCCAAGTATGCTGTCTGTTTCAGTAGTGCTACTGCTTGCCTTCTTCTGTTGATGAAAGGGAATTACTATAACCATTGTATGCAGTCATTCACTTGGAAGACACCTAAGATTATAGCGGAAGAGATTTTGGGTGATGTTCCTGTTTATCTTGATATAGATAAGAACACATGGACTGTCCCAAAGAAGTATCAGAAGCAGATTAAGATACCTATGATTCTAACAGCGACTCTTGGTAGAATACCTGATATAGTCTATCCCAAAAGGACCATTGTGGATGGGGCTACCAACGCTGGTTACTTTGACATGAAAAAACATCCATGTTTGGCTTTGATAGTCGGCTTCTCTCCATCCAAAATGATAACAGGAATAGAAGGCGGGGCAGTAATAACTAATTCCAAAAAGATATATACTAATTTGAAGGAACTCCAACCAAGCATGTTCCGCATGGGAGAGATAAACGCTATGATAGCTATATACAATCTGAAACTAGCCAAGGGATATAGAAGGCAGAAGGAAATACTCTATCACATCTATAAAGACCGTTTGCCTTTCGCCAAGTTCCAGAAGATAGACAAGAACCATTCTCTTAATGAGATAGCCGCAGTCTTCCCTTTTAATGAAAAGCAATGGAAAGAAGTCGAGAAAGGCATGGAAGTCAGGAAGAGATACGACCCCAATGGGATAGGCAAGAACGCAGTCGAAGTCTATAAAGGAGTGATGAGCCTTCCCTCATACAGCGGTTGTGATTACAAAGGTGTGATTAGATTGTTAAGAAAGGTCTATTATGGCAAGTGAATGGTTCGTAATCCTTGATTATCATGGTCAGGGAAATGAGGTTTTGTTAAAGACAAAGAAGAAGGAAGAAGCCGAAAGGTTTACCAAGCAACTAATCAGCAAATTCAAGAAGATGAGAAAATGGGACTTTATGACTTTTAAATGCTGGGATTTGAATCCCGCCACTTTTAGAGAAATATGGGTTGAGAAACAGTTGCCAAGAGAAAGAATAAACTGCATCTATATGGAGGAAAAATGATTAGGGTTCTAGTTACAGGAGTTGGAGGTGGTGTCGGTCAGAGCATACTCAAATGCTTATATAAAAAGAACTATGAAGTCCATGCTGCTGATTGCAATCCTTGTTCTGCTGGGTTTCACTTTAAGAACGTGTCTAAGTTTGTAGTTCTGCCTCACTCATCCGATGATGATTATATAGAAGAGTTGAACAAATACGTCAAGAAGAATAAGATTAATATAATCTGCATCGGTGGGGATGGGGAACTTGAAAGGCTTTCGGAAAACAAAGAATTGGTTGGATGCAAAGCCATTGTCTCCAACCCCGATGTTGTTGGAATATCACTTGACAAGCAGAAGACATCTGATTTTTGCATCGAGAATAATATAAATCACCCAACATCAAACCCCAGGTCCTATCCTGTGATTGCCAAACCCAGGTTTGGATATGCGTCTAATGATGTATTCCCATGTTACAACGATGCCGAATTTTCAGCAGCCAAACAGTATATGGAATCCAAAAGGATTGATTATATAGTCCAGAAGAAGATAATGGGCAGGGAGATAACCTGTGGGGCTGTCAAGGTTAATGGAAAACTAAATGGTATAATAATGATGGAAAGGGAGATATACAAAGGCACAAGTTATAGAGTGAAGACGATAAGCGATGAGTGTATAATGAAATTCGTCATAGATGTGTGTAAGAAGTATGACTTTGAAGGGCCTTGTAATATCCAACTTCTTGATGATGGCAAGAACATCTATCTTATGGAGATAAATTGTAGGTTCAGCGGATGCACATTCTTCAGGAGCCTATGTGGGTTCAATGATGTTGAGCAGTTGATTGAGCATTATATACACAAGAAGAAAATCATCTTCGATAAACCAAAGCACAAGATGTTCCTTAGATATTGGAGCGAGGTTGTAATATGAAGTATTTCATTAGTGGAGCAACAGGTTCGATTGGTTCTATGATAGTCGATTATCTTGCAGAGAAGAAGCAGGATGTCAAGGGTTTGACACACAGCGAGTTCAGGACATTTGAAGCACAACAGAAGACTAGATGCGGCTCACTGGAGAAGAGGCTTAATGTGGATTATGTCATAGGGGATATTAGGGACAAGGACAAATTGGAGTTCGAGATGAGAGGATATGATATAGTGATTCATTGTGCCGCACTCAAGCACGTTTACCTCTGCTATGAGAATGCCATCGAGTCAGTCAAGACCAACATAATCGGAACGCAGAATATAATAGAAGCAGCCATAAAGACGGGGATAAAGAAGGTTATATTAATCAGCACGGACAAGGCTGTGAATCCTATTAGTGTCATGGGAGCCACCAAGTTCATAGCCGAGAGATTGATTCTATCCGCCAACAATAATGGCAAGACTAAGTTCTCCGTAGTCAGATTGGGAAATGTCGAGGGGACCTCTGGCTCTGTCATACCCATCTTCGAGAAGCAGATTAGAGAAGGTGGTCCTGTCACAGTAACCCATCCTGAGATGACTAGGTTTATGATGCACCCCTTAGATGTTGTCCGATTGATATTCAAAGCTTTAGGTATGATGGAAGGCGGGGAGATATTCGTGCCTAAGATGGATGAGATTAAGATACTCGACATGGCTAAGAAGATGATAGAAAGAAGAGAGCAACTTATTCCGACAGAAATTAAGATAGTAATCACAGGAATGAAGCCTGGGGAGAAGATACACGAAGAACTCTTGACTCCCTCTGAAAGATATAAGGCCAAAGAAACTAAGGATATGTGGATAATATGAACAGGGAAGTATCCCAGACCCTCAAGACTTTGAAGGAGATAGAGACATATCTGCAAGACAAAGAATTTCAAACGGATAAATTATCCGAGAAGGATATTTGTTTTAGTAAATTGAATCTCATACAAGAAATTAGGCAAGAAGCAATCAAATGGATTAAGGAATTAGATACAGGAAGCCATTATGAATATGAGATACAATATGATGATGGGGATTATGGAGAATCTACAGCAAGTAATGTGATAAACTGGATTAAACACTTCTTCAATATAACAGATAAGGAGTTAGAATGAAAGAAGGAATTGCTGATACGGCAATAATGATAAGTTCATTTAATAGGCGTGATTTCTTAAAGAACACGCTTGACAGCCTCTATAAGACAATACCCAGAGGCACTACTGTTTTAGTCGTGGATGACTGCTCTACTGACAACCCGAGGGAGATACTGAAGGACTATCCTGACTTAATCTTCCACCAGTTTACTGAGAACAAAGGTTTAAGGGCTGTTGTATCTTGGGGAATAGACTTCTTGACTCAATTACCTATGACTAAATATATCTGCTATATGGAGAATGATGTCCTTCTTAAAGAGGGATGGCTTGAGAAATGTAAATCTTTATGGGAACAAGGAATAGAAGAAGATGTTCCTGTGGGACTAATTACTTGCCATAATTCCCCCGAACATCCATGTCCAGAAGAAACAAAGAAGGTATTGGATTTTAAGGAGACAATCCTGAAACCCACAGAGAGAAGCACACACCTATTCGCAAGCGTTGAACGATGGAAACTTTTCGGCAAGATACCAACCGAGAGACCAGTTGAACAGGGTGGCAGCCAGATAGATTGGTGGCTCATGGGGCATCCAACTAAATACGAACAGTCTGAACACTCCTTACGGAAGGAGAATGAATGGGTGGCTGTCATACCAGGATACTGCTACCACATGGGGAATATAAGTTCAAGTTATGGGAAAATGCCTTTGCCTGAGATGGATGAGTTCGTGAATCTAATCTTCCCTTATCAGGACACAAGAAATGACATCTGCTTCCAGTTCAATCCTATGGAAAATAAAGAATTCTGGAATCTCCCGAATAAACGAATCGGTGCTTTGTATATGTCCTGTAACGAGGAGATGTATATAATGCAAAGTTTACTTTCCATCCAGAAATTAGTGGATTACATAGTTATAGCTGACAACTCAAGCACTGATAGGACCCTTGAGATGATAGAGAAGTTCAAAGCCCTAAAGGATAGTCCGCCTGTCTATGTCACTAATATGCCAAGAGATGAGAGTGAGATAATAGGTTATAACAGCCTTCTTGGTAGCCATATAGGTGGCGGGATAGATGTGATGAAGGAATATTTCGGTGGGGGCAAATGCGATTGGATGATACAGATGGAACCTGATTTAGTTCTTTATGAGATGCCAAATGATGCTTTAAGGAAGGCAGCCACTTACTTGGAACTGAGAGGATTCAACTGTCTAAACGTCTTCATGCGTGACTTTGTGTATGACTATGCTCATTTAAATGCTGTGGATTATGGTGAGGGAGCAAGCAACTTCTACAGTGAGAGAAGGTTCTTCAAGGTAACTCCAAAGACAGGATATGCAGCACATAATTATCTCTGCCCAAGGAATGAAGGCTCTAAGGTTCCGACTTACTATAGGTTTTGGAATGAGTGGGCTGGTCTAGTGGCTAAGAGTAGATATATAAAGTTTGCACATTACGGCTTCTGCCGAGGTGTTGAGAGAATCCGTATGAGAAGTTATTTCAAGGTCAGCACACCTTTTGTCTTTTGGGATGAGAACGGATTTAAAGAACCAACTTGGATGCCATATGATGACATAAACCACGACAAGCAGACTACCTATCAGATTCCGACTATAATATATAAAGGAAAGCACCCGAAGTATATGTGCATCGATTGAATGATTTACGGAAATCAAGACCCTAAAGAGATTGATGTCTTCTCTAATCCCATCACTGAGACTATGTTCTATAGGTATCTTCTCGCTTTGCATTGGTGTAGGGATAAGGATGTTCTTGATGCAGCTTGTGGCTGTGGTTTCGGTTCTCATATACTAAAAACATTTGCCAAGACGGTGACAGGAATGGATATTGATGGGGCAGCCCTTGAATCTGCCGATAAGCAGTATCCGCATATCAAGTTCCTATGGCACGATATCAGGATAGAAAAGGATATAGGCAAGTTTGATGTCGTAGTTTCAATCGAGACCTTTGAGCATATCCCGAGGCATGAGATAATTAACTATCTAAATAACCTGAAAAGCTGGTGCAAGGAAGGCGGGACTATCTTCATAACAACCCCCCAGAGGCAGAACGCCTTTTGGGAGTATAACAAGAATGAATCACACCTTTACGAATATTCAGCGGAAGAGTTTGTTGATATAATTATGAGAAACATAAAGGGGGATTTTGCATTCATCGGATTGCAGGAGATAAAGATGGGTCAAGCAGGGCAATTGATTTCAGTCCTGACTCCTCTTATAAAAGAAGGTCATATAATGGTGGCGGTGATTGAGAATGTCAGACACTAAGTTCTATCTTTCAGTGGACTGCGATGATGTGAATCCTGGGAATTGTAGTTCTACCTCAGAGTTGGACTATCATTTGTATCAGTTATATTATAAGGGGTTTAGACCAACCATCTTCGTTCCCGCTTATTTTGAAGGGAAATACAATCTCTCTTTCCATCGTGAATGGGTAGAACGGGCAAAGGAATACTATGACATACAGGCTCATGGGTTGTTCCATGTAGGCGGCTATGGTGCTTGTGAGTTCCTTAAGACTGAAGGGGAACTTGAAGTCATTATGACAGTCATGCAGGAGATATACAAATCAGTGGGAGTTTATCCTACAGTCCTAAGACCACCTGGATGGCTTCACAATGAGAACTTCGATTATTCAAAATACTTCAAGCACCTCTCGGTCCATGATGAGAAAGAGATTCAATATATCAACATCCATGAAATAACTAACAATCCACACGATTCTGAGCCAGCAAAGGAATTCGTCATCCTTCACTCTCATGCAGGTCCACCATCTGATAATGACTTAAGCAATCCAGAACTCTTTAAAAAGCTGTTAGAATGGCTAGAACTTTATAAAGGTCGATATATATATATAACAGTAGGAGAACTTTATGACAGAGTTAGAGGATAACGACAACAAAATAATATTAGAAGAATACTTTTGGCATGGTCATAAATATACAATAAAGAAGAAAGCGTGCCCTGACTGTGGCAAACATATTCGTAATTGCTCAAAGTTCTGCGTAACTTGTTCTAAGAAAGGTAGTAGAAATCCCTTTTGGAAAGAGGAAGGGAAGTGTAAAAGCAAACTAATAAGTTTCTGTAAGACCTGTGGAAAGAAGATTGTTTACCATCCTTCTAATAAAAGTGGAATTTATTGTTCTCAGAAATGTTATGACAAACATGGAGAACACAACCCCAAGTATGGTAAGGGGGACAAGATGATGGGTGATAATAATCCTAACTGGAGAGGTGGTCATAGAGTCAAGAGTTATCGTGGATGGAATTGGAGAACCATAAGACTTGCTGTCCTTCAAAGAGATAATTACATCTGTCAGAAATGTGGAAGAAAGGATAAGCTTGTAGTTCACCATCTAAATCCTTGGAAGATTTCTAAAGACAATTCTCTCACAAACCTTGAAACCAGATGTAGGTATTGTCATGCGGAGGAAGGGAAATGGGAATTTCAGAACGCATAAGTTGGCATATTATCACAAGAGACCGACCCGAATATCTTGCAGTCTTACTTACTTCAATACTGAGACAAACATATAAGGAGTGGGATTTGATACTTGTAGATAATTCAGTTAAACCAATTCAAGAACACCCATTGATTCAGGTGATTGTGAATAGGATGCTTAACGAGGGACACCGAGTGAAATATCATAGGGTAGACCCTAATATTAGAGATATTGGACAATTAAGAAATATCTGTATTGATGAAGATAATTGGAATAAGCTTGGTCTACGATGTGACGATGACAGTTTTTGTGAACCTGATTACCTTGAACTGTTATATAAGTTTATACAACTCAAGGATTTGCAGGGGAGCTACATAGAGCAACCCGATGGCAAGGCAATCCCAAGGGAAGGACATCGGGTAGGGGCTGTCGGGGGACTTGTCCCCTTTATGTGGATGGAGAAAACCTTTATGCCCCCAAGGGAGAAGTGCAATATAATCAACGAGTTCTATGATTTAGAAGGTGAGTCAGACCAGTGTTACTTTTATAATGGAGTTGACTACATGGAAGCTGACCATTTAAGAAGTTCTTTCATGTATTGGAATGAAGTCGCCAAGAAGATTAGACACCCAGAATGTTACGGAAAGACAGGATATAGGGAAGAAACTGATTTGACCTATCGGATGCGTTTGGCTGGCTATAAGCTGTTCGTAGTCCCTGATGCTGTATGCTGGCACTTAGTCAGTCCCTATGGTGGTGGGCGTGATGAGAACACTGATATAAGAGCAGGGAATATTTATACGTTTAAGAAGCGTATGAGCGAGGCTAAAAATGAACAAAACTAAAATTGAATGGACAGATTTCACATGGAATCCAATCACAGGATGCTCTTACGGATGTTGGTATTGCTACGCCAAGAAAATGTTCACAAGATTCCACAGAAGCTTTGAACCGACATTCCATCCAGAAAGGTTATCTGAGCCTTCAAATCTAAAGAAGCCGTCAAGGATATTCTGCTGTTCCGTATCTGACATATATGCTGATTGGACTAAGCCTGAGTGGAGAGATGCCGTGATAGATGTGATAAAAAGGAATCCGCAGCACACATTCCAACTGCTCACGAAACAACCTCAAAATATAAATACTGAGCCATTGCCAAACCTTTGGGTAGGGACAACGATAACAGGCGATAATGAGATGGAAAATATGTATTCCCTTGTGAATAACTATAAAGGATTGAAATTCCTTTCGTTTGAACCTTTCCTGAGTCCTGTCTCATTCTCACAGCTTGATGGATATATGGATAAAATAAATTGGATAATAATCGGAAAACTGACAGGGGCAAAGAAAGTCCCTCTTGATAAAGAGGGTGTAGGATACATAATCAGGGAAGCCAGAAGAAGGAATATACCATTATTCTTGAAGAATAACCTGAATTGGGAAGAGAAAATACAAGAGTTTCCAGGGGGTTCGGGGGAACGTCCCCAATAAGAGGATGAAAGAATGTTCGTCTTTACAGAAGACTTAAAGTCTCAGACAGGTTACGGAGTAGTTGTTAGAAATCTATATAAAGCTTTAGGTAAGTATATGGAAGTTCAATGCGGCACAGAATTTGAAGAAAGATTCATCAAAGCATTGACGAAGGATGACTTCATTTTAGTGCGTCCTTTCTTTCAGAACCCCTTTAGATTCAACACAGAAGCCCAAATCATAGGCCACTATGCTTTGGAGTCAACTAAACTCCCTGAACGCCTGGTTAGAGAGTGTAATGATGACAGAATGGTTCAAGTATGGGTTCCATCTAATTATGTTAAGTCGATTGCCGTAAGTAATGGGATTATAGAAGATAAGTTAAAAGTCATTCCACATGGATACAATCCAGACATCTTCCATGATTATACTGAACATTTCAGGAAGAATGAGAATTTCCAATTCCTTTTCGTTGGTGGATATACAGGCAAAGGAGATAGAAAAGGTGCTGATTTGATAGCAGAAGCGTCTAGACTATTGTATGGACATACTACACAACCCTTTGTGGTCAAGTTTAAGATAAACACAACATATGGTGTTAACTATACAGAAATATATCAAGATTTAGCTGCACCTCATCATATACTCGACTTTGAGAACTATCCAGATGAGAAGATGGGAGATATATACAATTCAGCAGATTGCTTCATAACAGCCAGTTCAGGGGAGGCTTTTAACATGACTCTTTTAGAGGCTATGGCTTGCGGTCTTCCAGCTATCTCTCCACTTAATACAGGTGAACGAGATTTCGCTACTCAAATTGATTATCCACTTTTAGAATTCCAAGAGGTTCCAGCAAGATACACTCCTTGGGATAATGGTAATTGGTTCAGACCCGATATAGGGGAGATAAAAGACAAAATGAACGCTGTTATAAAGGCGATGCCTGTTAGACGTTCTTATAATCTAGTTGGATATACATGGGATGAAGTAGCCAAGAAGGTTGTTGAATGCTTGAATGGTTAGATATGGAGTTCCTTGTCTTGATGTGTCTGCTGGTAGGGATTGGTATTCTATTAGGATATTTAGCCTGTTCTCAGTTTAGTTGTTGTGCGGTATAAAAGGGCTTCGCCCTATACCTCTTTAACTCTGATGTTGGTTAACTCCTTGCACAACCAGCCCCAAGGAGTAGGTTATATTGGTTACTCTGAGGTTGCTTAAATAAGAGTATGGTATAGAGGTACTATAGTACAAATGTATAATAAACTTTAGAAGAATGAGTTTTCTGGTCTTCCAAATAAGATGGGTTGCGGCTTTCTGGCGGATGCACCCCAAACCGCTAAAGCAGTAGCAGTCACGAAATCATCATGGCCCTGCCTTGGGTGATATATCTTTGTAAGTCCAGTGCCTTCCTGCCTTTCCTGCCTTAACTCAACAAACTGCTTCTTCAGCTTCATGTTATTAGGTAATATGATTTGGTTGGATTCCATGAGCCTTAAGAGATTGAAATAAAGGTCCTGCTTGATTTTTATTGTGAATGACAAAGGTTCCACAGGCAATCCTTCATTAACCAATGGTTCAGACACGCCAGTTCCTATAGCGGTGGAATCAATGACGATTGTGTTGAACTTCCATACCCTGTGTAAGTTTTGTATAGTATCGACTTGGACGGATAGGCTCTTTCCCCTCATCTCTATAAAGTCTGCTACAGAGAAAGGCGTGACTGTGCCTTTTAATACGCCATAGTCGGGTCTCTTCTCAAGTATTATGCCCACAGCATCGTCTTCACCAAAACGTGCAGGGTCAAATCCCAAGTAATAGCTATAGATAGGCAATGGTTCTGTCCTCCTTGACCAATCCCTCTTCATGCAGTTCTCCACTGTCTTTAATGGGAACATCACACCGACTGTCTCCAAGAACTCCCCCATGTATTCCTGCCTGAACTCGACATCCGACAAGCTGTCTTTCTCGTTCTCAAGATAGTTCTTGTCTATCAATGGGTTTTCATAGCTGGTCACATGGTAATGGATGAACCTTAGTTTATCATCCGAGAATGCCTTATAGAAGAAATTGTTGACTCCGTTGGGCGAACCTAAAAGCAGAAGCTTCCCGTTGGTCGTGGCAAGCATGGGAGAGATGGTGGAGAACACCCTGTCGTCTATGTAAGCACCCTCATCTATTATGATGAAGTGTGCTGTGAACCCTCTGATATTAGAGCCATCTTCGGCTGCTGGCAATGAGTGTATCTCAGAACCGTTCTCGAACTCAATGACAGTCTGGGTCTCTCTTCTTATGAAGGTGGCTATGGGGATTCTTCTCTCTTCTGGAAGCTGTGAGTTGATGTTTACAAACCTTTTCATCCTTCTGAACAATATACCCGACTGTCTCTGGGTTGGAGATATTATAAGAGTAACAGTATTGGGGTTCATCACAGCGAAATACAACCCCTTTATGGCAGCCATCTCTGTCTTCCCCACCTGCCTTCCACATGCCATTATGACCCTTACTGAGAGGTCATTAAGCGGTTTGATTTGATAACCAAATGGCTTCCAACCAAACATCAACTCAGCGAACTGTGTCGGTGTCGGAACTTGTTCTGCATTGTTCACAAATAAGCTCCTTAGTAGTTTCTATCTTCCAATCAGCCAATAATGTCTTACAGCGTTGGCAATACAGCTTTTCTTTTTCGCTCTGGGGAAACATTATGAATGGGCTGATTTCCGCTGGATTCCTTTGATACATTGACAATCATCTGCCTTATATCAAGTTGCTTCTTCTGTGGAGAGGATTCTTTTGGTGTTAATTTCATCTCCTTGAATAACCTGATTACCCTATTTATATCAAGATGCATCCCCTGTTTGAGTATGTTCTCCTGGTCGTATTCCTTCTGAAATCCATCTGGGGTTGTTATATGCACTTTCTGAGTGAGACCTTTAAGCTTGATGTTCCTTGCAACCCTATTGGCGAATATCATGTTCATTATCAACTGTTCCGCTATAAGTCTAACCACTTCGGTCACATTGTCATATTCCTCATCCAAAGCCGACATGAACCTTTCATAGACCTCTATCTCAAGAGGGCAATACCCTAACGATTTATCTAATTCGCATTCTTCAGACACCACACAACCCTTGCATTGCTGGATTACATTCTCCCTAAAGTTATTGTTCATACTTCCTTCTCGAACAGGTCTAGCCACATTTGGACTATCTTATCCCATGTGAAATCCTTGGCAAATTCAATCGAATCCCTGCTATATCTATCCCTTAATTCTTTGTCATAGTAAAGCTTATTCATAATCTCAGTCATGCCTGTGACAGATGGCAATGCTCGTCTAGTATTCAACTGCCCTATTATATATCCAGTGACAGGTATAAGTTCTCCGTGTCCCTCTAGGAGTTCCCTTGAACTTGTGTAATCCGTTGCTGCGTTGGGGATTCCTGCTGCCATAGATTCTATAATTGGCAACCCAAAGCCTTCGCCAGTGGTGGGAAGCATGTGGATGTCGAACATATTATATATCATGTTCACTCTCGGCTCTGGAAGACCTAATGAATATCTCTGAAGCCCGAAGAACACATCCTTCTGAACGACCAACCCTTCCATGTTGCAGTAATCCAACAGGTTCCATCCCTGTGGGTCAAGCGGGTCGCAATGGCAGAAAAGTATGGCATCCTCTTTGTCCTTTTTGAATTCCTTAAAGGCTTGGAATAGACTCGGTATCATCTTCCTGCTCTGGTTCCTTGCCACCATACCGACTATGAACTTGTTCTCGAACCCCGCTGATTTCTTTAACCCTTCCTTGTCTTTTAAAGGTCTAAACACATTTGGGTCAAACCCATGTGGGATGTAATAGGAATCCAATCCAGTATCTTTCTTTAATACGTTCTGGCCCCATTTAGCCATAGCAACCCTGATGTCAATCTGCTCCATGACCTCTTTTGCGCCAGCATAAACATGGTCGGAATCAAACGGGAAATAGAATAAGCTTTTCGTATTGGGCTTGCATAGTTCTTTCCACTTCGGCTTCCTTTCAGCTAACCACTTGAGCATGAAAGCGTCTGACAGGAAAGCCACCAAATCGGGCTTTATTTGGCTTGCCCAGAACATCGTTGAATCCTTGTTCCCATACCATTCATCATGGTGGAGTTGATAAAAGAGATTGAAATTGTATTTCTCGCCAAACATCTCGAAATTGATAGGCATTCCCTGGTTTTGGAATGCCATGAAATTGACCCCATGCCCAGCCTTGGCGAACCTTTGGCAGAGATTCCTGCTTACCATAGCATAGCCAGTAGGAAGATATGGGCAGTCTGAATTCCAGAAAATGTTGGTCATTTCCTAAAACCCACAACCCCGTCCTTCACGCCTTTCACAAGCATGAATTCACGGATGACCTTGACATACTCCGCAACTTCGGGAGTCACCTTATAGACATATCCCTTCTCAAATGCAAGACCGTGACCCGTCCAAGTCTCATTATCCCTTAGTTTGTTCACGCCTAGATATATAATGAATTTTGAATCAGGCGAGTAGCTTTGCTTCATCAATACACCCCCACATCCTTTTAACATTATAAATCTTCTCTTCCCCTATCAGTTCCAGAAGCTGAGTGGATTTGAATCTTATCCTCTCTTTTGTACTAGCGTCTGATAGTTTCTTCCTTAGAAGCATTTTCCCTGATTTTGAATTCTCCTTTATCGCCTCAATGCAGCCATTGTATTCGGAGAAGAAATCCTTATTCTTCAAATCACATACAATCTTAAGAGAACACATGGCTATGACTATCGGTGAACTGAAACTGAACCTTCTATAGTCATCGTATTTGATTTCCCAGATAAGCCGCTTTGCATCAAGTTTCATCGTCTCAGGAAAATCGAACTTGTCTATCCATTCCATAGCCTGTTCAGAAAGCGTAAGGAATTCCCTCTTGGTCACTATCCATTTTATGTCTTGGGAATTGGATTCAAATATCCACTTCTGGAAAGAGAAGCACCCTTCCCTGTAGGTTTCATTCGGTTCCTGAAAATTCTCAAAAACGGAACCGAGTGTTTCAGTCAGTCTCATTCCCTCTTAACCTGTATGTAATTCTTTGTTAAATACGACAGGAAGCCACCGACAAGTGCTATTATAACAGCGTAATTCTCTGGCAAAGCACCTGAGAAAGCAGCCCAACCAGCCAAAATACCAGGCCACAACACGACCAATTCGTTCTTAAAGGATTTCCAAAGTCCTAAACCAAAACTGTAATCCATCCAAACACCTCCTTATATATTTATATGAACCTATATATAAACCTTTATATGAAAATATCTTCCTGTATAAGTAGTGACTTCATCCTCTCTCGTCAGTCATGTATATAAACTAAATTTACTTCTTTATCTTATCATATCCTTTGAAAAGGAAATATAGCCCACCTAGAACAAGTGCAAACTCGATAACTGTTCCTAACGGTGAAGATATACCAAACACTTCAAGTAGTTCCGCAATCATACTCTCACCCCCTCATATAATAAACCTGCATAGAGCAGCATTAATTCCAGCATAATTTCCACCAATGGCAATCATGCCCTTTAAGTTTGATACATTCATCTTTAGTGTAAATGTCCCCTTCCTTCTTTGGACACCATGTCGCTAATCTCATACTCTGGCCTCAATGTTCTTATCGAACATATTGAATTTCATCAGTTGTTTGTAAAGCCTTTTTGACTTGTAAACATGCTCCTTCTCAGTCAACCTATGGACTGAATTCTCAAAGTCGAAAGCCATTACCTTTCCTTCTGTCCCATCATTCCATGATACATCATAAATCGTCCCGAAGAACTTCCCTAAAAGGAATTTCTTTGTCAAAGCGGGCATCATATTTAAAGGTGGCTTGATGAGTTCCGATATTATTTCCTTCGCATATTCAGTCATAGCAATCATAAATCATTATATTTTTATAATGCCTATATCCTCTACAGTCAAGGTCCTCTCCCTGGCAGCCAACGCATTTGTTCAGGGGATGTTCTTTGGGCCAGTTCTCATAGTTCTCGAAAGTGGAGGACTTGTTCAAGAACATCTCCTTCCATAGACAAATTTCCTCATCCATCAGAACCCCAATGCATGCATCACTATTGTAATGATTACCACAATTCCACCGATTGCGGCAAAAAGCTTGTAATCAAATTGTGCAGACCCAACCTTCTTTTCCAATTCATCGAATTTGGCATCGCAAACTTTGGTTTTGGCCTCATGTTTGTTGACAGTCCCGTTAATTATGTTTAAATGTTTCTCTATCCTATCAATCGCTTCAACTATATTATCAGTCTTTGCATCCAGGTTCCCAAGAATATTTGAAACCTCATCTAGTTTTGCCATGTTTTAAGGAGTTCCTTACGTTTCTTCTCATCCTCTTCAGGAGTCGGTTTCTTAAATTTGGTTTTGTCCATAAATCCTCCCAGAATATAACCAGTTTGAACATCCCCAATCCGCTGTGTAATTGCTTCCCTTGAATAGCTTTGGTTTGTAGGAAGCGTTTATGGAAGGGAGTGTAGTCTCATAGACATACCATTTCCCATCCTTGTTCTTGGCTATAGGGTATGAATGCCCCACATTAGAACCATCGCTCATGTGCCACCACCCTGTTACATTAAATATGCCATCTGATTTTATTCCACACAATCTGCACAAAGTCACGAAAAGGATTGTTGAATCCTCACAGTCGCCTTTCATCCTGTAATAAGTCGTTGTCGGATATTCCCAACTTTCATCCTGGTCATAGGCATAAGTAATCCTATCAGTCACATATGACCATATACGCCACAATAGGTCATCCAAATCTGTGACCAGTCTCCATCCATTATCGCTGACAATACTCTCAAGAGAGGGCGAAATGGCATAGATGTCCTTTGGCATTATGTTCACGTTGTATTGGCTGCCCCTCTCGAACACCTTTATGCTCGGCTTATAGACATCTCCGTTCTCATCCAACCATTCTGGTTTTGGGGCATAAGTTGGTTCCTTTAATTTTTTAATCTCATCCGACAGGTTCTTTACTGTGTTTAGGGTAGCCTCCAGAAGCGAATTGATGGCAGAAAGTTCATCTTCCAGGGACTTGTTTTCATCTATATAATTCTGCATTAGTAATTTCTGTGCCTCTATCATCTGATTAAGTTCTTTTATCTTCTTCGTCCCAAACAACCAATCAAACATTGACATATTAATAAGGTGTCAAAAATACTGGTTTAGTTCTCATGTCAAGCAGGTTGGCATAGACGGAACCAGTCGCACCTGTGTTCCTTCCCCAAAGCTGGACCGTTCCGACCCCAAGGAGTTTTACATCTTCATCGCAGAATTTCCAAGTATCAGCGGTTTGTGTATGTGTCAAACCGCCCCAGAAAGCCCCATTCCAATAGATACGCACTTCTGCTTGACCCCCTGTACCAGGGTTAACTAAGCTGAATGCGAAATTGGCTGCCCAACTACCCGTAGTCGGAACAGTGTTTATGACATATGATAATGATGGTAGAATGACATAAGTAGCCCCACTTCTTACAGAATTTCCCGTATTCTGTCTCACAGTCACCCATGTGCTGAAAGCATGAAGCTTTACAGTTGTATGGTCAATTGCAGGATTTAAATCATTAGCGATTAGACTAAACCCATCACTCCAAGGGTATCCCATATAATCACCTTTTCCTATCTATTTAATAAGCTACGTTTAAACAATTTTGAAAGTCACAAGATTCTGGAGTTCAATGTCTTGGGTTTTTGTGAAGTTGGGAAATGTTGTGTGCATCATCATCGAACCTGTTGGGCTTCCTGTGAACACACCTATCTCCCTGAATACAGCGGGTTGGGTATTCGGCTCGGTAGAAGGGACTATCATCTCCGCTTCAGCATAGAAATCCCCACTTGTGAATGAGTTCAATCCTATCCTTGTGTCCGCAAACTCTGAGCCTAATATCGTGTCAGTCACAGCAGGTGTGGTCGCAGAACTCCCCATAGCCATATAAGATGGATATGAACTTACATCCCCACCAAGCATCTTCACCAAAACCCTTTTTCCGTCATTCGTAACTACCATAGTATCACCACTTGTCGCATAAGTCCATGCTCCGAAGGAAGCACCTAGAAATGGCTGACTTCCCGCAGCAACAGACGCAGCTAAATATCCAATCCATCCATGTGTAGGATGTCCTAATAAGAAAGTCGAACCCAATGTTCTTGAATTCAATTTGACTGAGCCTGTTGGAATCGCAAGAGACAATGCTTCCACTGTATAGATATTGAAGAATGGGACTATAGAGCCTTCTGAATACCCAACACCGAACTCAGGCTTGATAGATTGAGTATCCTGTATCCCACCCGCAATTATATCAGCTAAGTCGCTCATATATTCGCCAACGCAACATCTTCATCTTCTTCAAACTTAAGTATGGTTGTCCAACCATTCTTGCTGTAACGGTGTCCTATATCAGTCATCCTAAGTTGCTTTCCTGTGGATGCCCAACTTGGGAAACTTGGAACCACCAAAGTCCAGACACCACCCATAGTATATTTATTAGTTCCATCAATCTCTAACTCTGCTTTATATCTTGGAGACCCCAATAAATCGACAATCGCCTTTCCTCTGGTTTTAATCATTCTCCTTACACCATCACGAACCTGTGGGTTTGTGGCACTTGGATTTTGTGTCTTGTATTCCTCTGCCCACGATTTCTTTACTAAGAATTTCCATTTGCCTCCTATCCTCCCATAAGAGGCCAAGTTGACTACTGGATACATTATAGAATGACCATTCAAGTCATCTCCCCCATTTATTATGAGTGCGTTAATCACATCCCAAGTTCCTTTCTCTATCTGGACTGATTGGCAGTCTGCTTCGTTTATCGTTCCTGAATTTACAGAAGGTCTTATTCCCCACACAAACCAGTTGTTGTTGGAAAGGTAATATGCATAAGTCCCTGAACCTGTATAGTCATTTGTCGATAGTTTCTCAATCTGCTGGAAAAGAGGCGTATAATTGTCATAGTAGCTTATCACTTTCGTTGTGTTTGAGATGGAACCTGTATTCATATAGTTCCAATTGGCTGCACCCGAATTGAAATAATTCGCCCAGTTCACTATGTCAAGAATCACAGAACCAGCAGTCCAAGCTGAGTAAGCCGCAGGTCTCAAGTTAGTAAGAAGTGCTTCAAGCCTATTAAGGCAGTTAAAAGTATAGTTATGTCCCTTCTCATCTGAACTATATTTGAATGTGTTAATCACAGCATCCATTATTTGTTCAGTTGGTTGTGCATTTCCAGAACCTAAGTAGATTTTTATGTTATCGTTTATCTCAGGTGAAAAGGACGGCATATTCCTTTTCTCAATCCTGACAGTAGCCTTGTCCGCCCTTGTTTCAATCCCAGCGTCAGTGCTGACATCAAGGCAGCCAGTCAGGTCATAGGTTGTTGCGCCTTGTGTATCAGTTACTTTATACCTGTGGAACATCTACCACCTACTCGTCTCGTAAAGAATCATGCTATATTTCAAGATGTCACCAAGGCCAGAAGTTGTCCCACCTGTGGAATCCCTTGTGCTTGTGAACGAGTCCAACACAACACAAATCGAACCGCCTGTGTTTATTATATGCCTGTCATCATAGAACCAAGATGGGCTTCCCACATTGCCCATCATGGCAAAACTCGCCAATCTGGGAAGTGTCAGGACTAGGGACCCTATACTATTTACATTGTTCTGTGTAATCACTCCTTCAATCATATGTTTGGGATTTATATGCCCTGTATAATCTACTTGAGAAAGTTTATACTCATACGGAGAACCAACATTCTTTCCAGCGGTTCCCTTCTCTCCAAGGAAGTTATTCCAACTGAGAGTGAGATTCCTAGCAGCCAAGTCAATCTTCGAGCCAGCATCAATCGCTGGAGAGCAACATAACCATGTAAACATTTAACCACCTATTCCATAAGATTTGAGAGAGTCAGTTATCCTTGTTGAGATGTCTTTTGTCAATTTGTCAATGTCTAGTTCAGAAGCCATCTTATCGACATTAATATCGTTTGTGATATTTATGGTCTGATTGTTTGTAGTTGTGGTTGCAGCCATCTTTTCTATTGGTGAGGTGTTCATAATCTCCAAGGGTGTCGTGGCGGCTGCCTTATATTTAGCTTCTTGTTGAACATTGAAAGCCTCTCCTGATTGAATCATACCTAAACCAACACCCTTTAAAGCAGGGCTTACGCCTTCTATCATCTTGTCCCAAGCCTGTGTTGTCTGAGCCATACCAGCGACATTTAGATTCCACACACCCTCCATAAGTGTGCTAAGTTCATCCATGCGGACTTTCATCTTGTCTGTATCTTGCATCCATCCTGTGAGGTTAGCTTTCTGAGCATAAGCCCATTTCTCACCAAAGCCTGTCTTCTCAACAAGCATATTCTGAACCCATATTATTCCGTTGACTATATCCACAAAACCATTATATAGGGTTTGCAATCCGCCAAGTATAGCGTTCCATATTGTTGCTGCCCCCCTATACATTGCCAACCAAGCATATTCCCATGAGTATTGCAAGGAACCCAAAACAGCAGAAATAATAGCTCCTAATGCTATCGCTCCTGCTCCTATATTCCTGAAAATGACTTTTATCCCTCCATCCCATGCTGACTGTAATCCCATTACCATCGTTCCGAGTGTTTGTCTCATGTTAAGGAAATTGGTGTTCCACGCCCACCACAAAATACCAAGCGTAGCTACTATCAACAAGATGGGAACAGCAAGACCAGACAGTGCTGCCGTAAGTCCTGAAATACCCCCACCACCAGCGAGAGCGTTTATCGACATTGATATGCCTGATATTCCAAGCCCCAATTGTCCTATTAATCCTAGTGTCCCACCAAATGCTATCGCAAGAATAAGAAGCGTGGCAATTAGTTGTCCGTTCTGCTGGACAAAATCAGCGATATTATCTATCAATTCTATAATCCAAGGATTCGCTTCGATGAATGAAGCGATGGCTTCACCGACAGAGAACTTAAGGTATTCCCAGTGTGCAGATAAGTTAGATACAGCTTGACCAGCAGAGGTCTGAGCCTCTGTGATTTTCATAAAGACATCAAGAGTGGTTTGCGCCATCTTCTGAAATGTCCGTTGGATTATCATTCCGAAGAACATTATGGAAAGGAGATACATCTTGAATCTTTGTCGGTGGTCTTCGACTGTTCTTATGTTTTTCTCTATCTCTTTGTTAACCACTTGGAAACCAGAAGCGAACCTGCCCATTGAGTCTCTGTTCTGAACAGCGACAGATTGTATATCATAGCTTGTGGATTTCATTCCGCCCCGTATCTGCTCAATAACAGTCTTGCTTTGCTTGGCAATAGGAATCATACTTTCGGCTATCTGTTTGTTGGTTGATGCAACCTGTTCTCCACCGAATGCTCTATAAATAATGTTGATGTTCTTATCGACCATGCTTCACCGCTTCGTTCTGCTTCTCAATCACTCTACCTAAAGCTTTCTGTGCCTCAAACCATTCATCGCTTGGCATTTCCAGAAGTTCCCTCAAGTTACCGATTCCGTTCTGAGACATTATGATGCAGGTGTCCATGAACTCGTTCTCGGTCATCTTAGTCCGAGACTTGAGTGCCATGAACTCGGCTTCCGTCATCAGCCTTTCTGGTTTTTTAGCTTCTCTTCCGTTTTCTTCAGGGCTTTCTCGGCTTCCTCTTCAGTCATCCAACCCATTATTATTGGCAACTTCGCTAGGATTTGATTGAAGTATAGCGCAACGAACCCATCCACGTCTTCATCAGACCAATCTGGATAAGACCGTTTAACTATCTCCTTCTCAATCTCAGTCAAAGTAGTCACTTCTTTTTCTCCCCAGTCCTCTGGTTTCTTTGATTGTATGGATGTTATCTTCGCTATCGCTATTGCTGGGGGAGTCTTCAGAGTGAAGTCTTCGCCTTCTCCCTTGATTACTGTCTTTCTTTCAAACCTTGACATCATTAAACGATAGGTGTAGTGCTTCTGTTGCTTGTGTATTGTCTTCTAAAATCTTTAGGAAGGCATTTCCAACTAAATGTTTCTTCCATTGAGTCGGTAGTCGCAGCCTTTAATCCAACATTTGTGACAAGAGAACTTAGGCAACTTATCTTCATCTGTGCCGCTGTTGTTGCTGTTGTATCTGTCCAAACACCGAATATGTTGTATCTCGTTCTAGGCCATTTATTTATTGCCGAACCTGTGGTGAGTGCATGTGAACCACCCAATAACATCGTGGAGAAGAGTGCGTCAGAACCTATGGCTGTGGCTGTAAATTCAAACATATTAGTGTTCTTGTGGTCATGCTCCTCATAGCCACCCATTGTTCTTAATAGTTCTGTATCTCTCTCCCCACCTGCTTGGGTAAAGTCTTTCACATAACCTTCAGCGTTCTGTTGTAAAGCATTACCAAGACCACTTATCACAAGGCTACCATCTTCCATTCGCCATACCATAAAATCACCTTAAACTATTGGAGAGCCTGTTCTGTTCTGCGTGTATTGCTTTTTGTAATTCATAGGTAGGCATTTCCAAGTTATAGTCTCTTCTGCCGAATCAGTATTAGTCGCCTTGAATCCTGTGTTTGTAACATAAGCACTCAAGCAACTAATTTTCATCATTGGACCAGCAGTTGATGTGGAATCTGCGAATATCAAGTGGAAATCATACATTGTCCTTGGCCACTTTTCCACAGCAGAACCCATGAACTGCCCTGTGGTTACTGAACCACCAAGCAACATCATCTCGAATGTCGCTGTGGAACCAATTGCAGTCGCATTAAATTCAAAGGCATTCGTGTTCTTTGGGTCCCAATATTGATAGTTGCCCATTGTCCTGAGTAATTCAGCATCCCTTTCACCACCTGCTCTTGTAACATCCTTTATATATCCCTCAAAGTTTCCAGCCAAGATAGTGCTTGGTATGCCAGAAATTATGAGAGAACCATCTTCCATTTTCCAAACCATATAATCACCTTAAGATTTTATTTGCGGTCTCTTCGACCATTTTCTCCATTTTTTGAATAGTATCAAATGCAGCATCTTCCATGAAATGTTTCGCAGGAACGGTTATCGAAGCACCAGGATTCCTTACAGAAATCCCTTCTCCAGAGTGACCACCGCCAGCAGTCCCTCCGCCTCGCATCACTGTTCCAGCAGGAACAAAACTCCGTCCAGGCCATGTCTTGCCATATTCCTGAACCATAGCATAGACGATGTGTCCGCCACCTACCCTAACTCTCCATTCCTCTGGCTTCTGTTGGTATGCCAAAATGGAAGCAGCCAACCGTCCTGTCTGAGGAGCAGTCCTCTTTGATGAGTATCTACTCTTCAGGAATCGTTTTGCTTGGTTCTGGGTATTCTTAGCAAACTTCTCATTAAGTTTATTGGATTCTATCGGCATCCTAATCGTAACCTGTTTTGTAAAGTTTATCATAGCATCCAATCCTTCAACCTTTACGTTAATTGTCGGCATTATAATTCCGCCTTAACCCTTATAGGTATAATAGAAGTATGAATCTTGTTAAGTCGGTCAATGACATTCACATCAGTTCCTCCTGCTCCAACGAAAAGGTCTCGCAAGCCACTCGCAAGGAGGTCTCCTCTTTTCGTGATTAGGGCGTTCTGGACGGCTGAATTGACGGTATCCCTCTGATTGGCACTCTTTGTATAGGTTGTAACCGTGCTAATTAGGTCGAAGTGCCTGGTTCCGATACCCATAGTCATATTATTAGAATCTGATTGAAAGCTATCTATAGTAATGATTGGGAATCCTGGGAATTGACTTTCCTTTCCCACCTGGATGTCAGGATAATCGGCAAATATCCACCGAGAGCCGCCTCTTGAAGAGGGGTCTAACACATTACCAGAAATAACATTATACACTACTTGCCAACATCTATTAAAGATGTCGCTTCCGACAAACCCTGTCATCTTTCACCCCTCTCTTGAGGTTAAATTGTCAGACCTCTCTCGGTCAATTATGACCTTGGGTCGCTGCCTAACAACCCAAGGGAGTATATACAACACACGAAAGTGTGAGGCGTTATCTGTCCTGTTGCAACAGCATAAAGCAGGAAGTGGAGGGTCGTTCAAGACCCTCTCAGAACTTCCTTTACCCGTTCTTAGGATTTTCCCGCTAAGATTGACTTCTTTAATCTTTTATTTAAGCTACTTACGACTCAATAAGGGCCAATAAATCAGCTTCTATGTGATGGATGGTTCCAGAGATAAGAATCTGAATCACATTCCTCATCCCATACCACTGGAAGTTATATAGAATCTTGTTCCCATCCTTAATCTTGCTGCTGTCTGTAGCTTTAAAGAAACCTATCGCATCCTTCTCTTCCAAACTACCGCTTTTCAGGTCTTGGTCGAAGTTCCTACTAGGAACTATCCAAGCCGTTATGGTTGAGTCCGAGTTGGATTCGGTTGCATCCCCGTTATCGTTATATGTTCTTGTTATCTCTCTCACGGTTACGCTAGTCCCTACATCCGCTATTATCGTCATATTTCACCTTATGCTATTACAGCCTTGATGACTGCAAATCTTAATACTATCGCTTCTGATAAGCTTCCTGCCGTGTTATTCCTAACACTTATTTTAAACGAACCTGCTGCTGGGGTGTTAGGCATTATTGTATAACCGCCTGTTGTTCCTACAGAATCATGTTGAACATGAATCACGTCAGTAGCCGCAACTGTGCTATTCGTAACTGTGAAAGTCACTATAGTCGCAGCAGCCAAAGCCGCACCATTCATTATAACCGTCCCACAAGTCTTATTCAAAGTCACTCCAGTTGACTTGCTTGTTGCCTGTGTTATAGTTCCACCTGCGCCTGTGGTATAACCTATTCCAGCAGTCCCAGATGAAGTCAATGCCCCTGTCGCTGCTAAACTCGTTCCTGTAGCCGCACCTATCACTGGTGTTGTTAAGGTAATCCCAGCAAGCGTCTCAGCAGCACTCGCCCTATTTAAAGCATGGGCAGTTGTCCCGATATACATTGTGCTGCTGTTAGCGGAGTTATCACCTGTGTTTACACCAGTTGCAAACTTATGTGTGGTGGAAGTATCATCTAAATCATCAGGAGTTAAGACTATGTTTGTCGAAAGAGCCTTTGTATTTACTGTTGTTGTAGTGGGAACATAATTGACTGAATGTTTCGTGTTATCATGTGTCTGTGATGGCGCATTTCCAGAACTGTCAAAGTTATGAACTGAAACAGTGCTTCCAGCATGGGTTGTAATGGCTGTTTGTGTTATGAAAGTCGGGTGGTTGTAAGTCGATTCATGTGTATTTACTGGATTCGTTGGAGTCCCATGAGTATGGTCTCCCCTTGAATAGGGGGTTCCGCTTCCAGCATTTGAATTTATGCCAAATGTCGTTTCCCCAAACACTGTATCAGAGGGTGTCCCTCCTCCTTGTGGTGATGTGGGTGTCCCATGTGTATGGTCGCCTCTGCTATAGTTGCTTAAGACTCCAGCAGTAGGGGTAATATCCCATGTTGTTTCACTTACCACGCTATTTGAGGGTATGTTACTCGAACTCCCCGTGCTTATGCTTTCCACGAAATCAGTCAATTGGTCTATTATTCCAGATGCCTTATCCCTATAGATTTGTCTGGCATTCAATGAATTTAAGTTGGTTTTTATCTCTTCTATAGTAGTCATAATTCACTTCCAAATCTTCCGCTAATATCATCCCCTATTATCCTGTCAACATCAAAATGGTCGCTTACATCATCGGTAACTATACTAGCAAATTCATTCACCAGCAGATTGCCGAGATTTATTATCCTCCTCCATGCATCAGCTAATTGTATCCTTTCCGAGAGTGTAAGTGTTAACGAAACAGGTCCCACCATAGATGTCGTCAATGAGTCTATCAAAGATAATGCCTCAGAGAAAACCCTTATAGTTGTGCATACCCTCCTAAAATCATCGCTAATCAGAAGCGACTCGGACTTTCCAATAGCAGCAAGTTTCCTTATGTTCTCTGAGAGTGCCAATGTATCAGCCTTGGTTATGGATATGCTTTTTGGAGCATAATCAGAAACTTGGAGGTTTTCAGCCTTTGTTGATACCATCGCTTTTATGAATGACTCCGCAATAGATATGTTCTCTGAGAGTGCCTTTATAGTGAAGGAGACAAGTTGCCCAGCAACGCTATCAACGAAAGTCAATGCGTCTGATTTCCTTATTGAAACAAGTTTCCCTGTGCTTTCTATTACTGTCAAAGTTTCTGACTGGATTGAGGTTATGAGTTTCCTCAAGGAATCGGCTACGGTTAATGTTTCTGAAAGGACCTTGAAAACGATATTTTGTGCCAAGACATAATCAGCGATTGCCAACGAGTCCGACACACGCTTAGTCACGGACTTTATGAGGTAGTCCCCTATTGCCATCCCCTCAATCAAGGTTCCCAATGCCCCAGCTATGGTTAGGTACAATACGTCAGAAAGTTGTTTGGATACCCCCTTTGCTAAGGAATCAGGAATGGTTAAGGTCTCTGCCTTAAGCATAGAATATGCTTTGTATGCATTCTCTGCGAATGTCATAGTCTCGGAGAGTGCCTTCGTTAATGCCCCGCCAGCCAAGGTCGCTGTTACGTAATCCCCGATTGTGATTGAATCCACTATCCTCTTGGCTAACGAGAAAATCTTGGATTCTGAAATCGAAAGCGTCTCGGACTTGAGGATACTTATGGCTTTCCTTATTGAATCTGCCAATACCAATGCTTCAGATTTTGACAATCCTGAAGATAAGAACTTATAATCTCCTAGTGTCAAAGCATCCGATTTCAACATATTTGCCAATTTACTTGTCGCTTCGCCTGTAGTGATATTTTCTGTCTTTAATGCACTGAACGCACCATATTTGGAGTCGGCTAAAGACACGGTTTCTGCACAGGTTTGTGTATATGCCGTTCCGCTTGCCACATACTCGTCAAACCCTATATCCCAAGTGCCTGAACGGGTTTCACCAGCCTTTCCCGCACCCATTGTTCCGTTGTTTATATCGTCATTAAAAGCGAATACTCCGTCAGCACTTAAGTCTGCTCCTAAGTCTATCGCTCCGACATCAGTGCTATCCAAATGCCAATCGTCTCCTGCGGCACTTACAAAGGTGAAAGTATGACTTGCGTGGTTTCCTGTCCCACCCCAATCATCTGCGGTGGCATCGGCAGATGCACAGTAAGAAACCGCTTCGGTAACTATATTATCGGAATAGAAATCCTGTGTGGTATTTCCTTGTGCCAGACAGTTTACCAGGGTAACGGTTCCCGCTGTCACACCTTGGGTCATCTGAAAACCGTATGCATTACCAATGGAAGTGCAATTATAAAGATAATGATTTCTGGTGCTTGGAGCAGCAATATTAAACCCATATGTTTTACATTCAAAAGCAAGACAATTCGCTACTACGATTGGATCAACAGGGCCAGAAACATATATTCCTCTTCCCTGTCCAGCACCCGCATTTGTAGCCTTAATTATACATCCGACTACCAAAGCTCCAGCCACATTTACACCAATAGTATTACGATAAGCAGCGGAATTTTGCGTACTGATAATAATCAAATCCTGAATCTGGCAATAACTCTCAGCCATATTTATCGTAGAAGCATCCGTAGTATTAATAATCGTAAAACCGTTATTAGGAGTTCCATCATGTCCCTGTCCCGAAGCTGAACGAATAATCCTGAAATATGTGGCATTCGTGGTCCCACCTGAAATACTCACATAATCGTTAAAAGAAGCAGCATCATCGTAACATTCAAGAACGTAAGAAGTGGTAGCAGTCACTAAATCTACATCAGTGGCATCTTCCCATGTAGCCAAAGAAGTGTAATTCCTTCCAGCAGAACCATAAGTGCTGATTGACTCGTTTGTTGCTGCCCGTCTTGATGTTGCCATATTATTTTCCTATTGAATTAATGCCAGTCAGGTCTGTATCAGTCAGCCTTTTGGCTGCAATCTTATCCAGAATCAGATTCGTGAAAGGTATGGTCAGTTTTTCTAAGGGTTGATAATCAACAGTCTGGTCAGTCACTTTCTTCCAGTCAATCACGGCCTTTGAATCCAAGTCAGCAAAGGGGATGTTATGCCTTCTCTTCCCGATAATTTTTGGCTGTTCTACAGAATTCCCGTTTTTATCCACACTATCGGGCCACCATAAATCCCCCGTCTCAAGTTGTGGAACTTCTAATTTTCTTGCATCCTCTATCGCTGTAATACTGTTTCCCAAATCAACTTCAACTATCAAATACCTCTTCCTTTCTTCCGTTCCCCATTCCCATCCAGCAGGGCGGACACAGATAATATCCCCCTCCTTGGAACGGATTCCGTCTTTGTCCATAACAGCTAAAGCTATTGATACTATCATCTTGTCTCCACAAATGTCTTGAATGGTGTCTTTCTTTGGCTATCAGTTACGCTTAAGGTCTCAGGTTGTGTCCTTATGTAGCTCGCTATCCTTGTGAAATAATCCCCGAATGTAACTGTTTCTGCTTTTGTTGCAATATCAGCTTTCCTTATTGAATCTGCGAGAGCAAGCGTTTCGGATTTGAATTGACCTGGATTCTTCCTTATATAGTCAAGAATCTGTGCCGTGTCTGCCTTTAGGATTGAATCAGCCTTCTTTGAGGAATCCCCCAATGTGAATGTTTCTGAAAGGACTTGAGACCAAGCGGTTGGACCGCCACCTAATGTATATGTTATTTCCAACTGCACTCCACTTGAGGGGTTTTTGTCGTATGAAAAAATGTCCCAATACGGCAAAAAACCAGAAGTTTCTCCGCCTTCCTTTAACTTAATGCCGATATAATTATCTTTTGTGTAACCAGTTGTCGTCATCCACAATGAGAAAGGTGAATATATATTTCCCGAAATCCATATGTCATTACCTTGTGGGGGCTTATACATCACACTTCCAGTTAGAACAGGATAATTATATAGACTCGAAGCAGCCCCATAATCCGAAAGAGTGAATGCAGAGGCATTACTTATATTCATAATTTGTATAGAAGCCGACCCTGCGGGAATAACATCGTATGGGTTATATTCTTGCTTCACTTTTAACCAAACAGAAGCAAGAATATCCGTAGGATTGAGAGGTATAGAAAATCTTAAAAATCCTCTAGATGTTTGATAAGATATATCAGTACTACTTCCTACATAGATGTTTGTATGTGTGTTGTAAATGCTAAAAGCACTTGCTGTACTCCATAAGACATGAGCATCATCCGTTGAAGCTGTTATAGAACCAATCCAAACTGTCATAGCGATTCCTATGAATAATAAATGGGGATTTTAGAGATTCCCCAAACTCGTAGCCCATTGGATGAGCCACCGCCTACTTATGAAAGGCTGAATGCCCAAGTTATCTGAAGCGAGTCAGAAGCACCCTTGTTAATAACACCGAATGTCTGTCTGCAAAACAGCATCCCAGTAGCCCCTGAATTAAGCACTCCTGCTTCCTGAACCGAACCAGTCCCTGCACCAGCAGCGAATGTGACTGTGCTTGAGTTGTTATGCTGACCGTCTGTGTGTGCGTAAGTCGCTGTCATCCTTGACAGTTCCCCGCCAAGCGTTGTGTCTGCCACGTTAGCAGCAGTAGCACTTGAACCGATTGCTATGAATGTAGCTGCTGGAGAACCTGCAAGCGTGTCGAACAGTCTTTGGCTTGCCAAGTCGAATCCCTTGTTTGTGACAAGGTTCTGACCATTCCTATAGTCCTTCAGGTTGCCATTTTCATCATAGAGGTGGGCATTGAAATATCCCTTTATACCAATTCTTTCTTCATTCATTTTATCACCTTAAGTTGTAGGTTCTGTCTTCCCAGCTTGAATCCTCGCACCGCCAAGCATCTGTATCGAGTTGTTAGCCAGTTGCATGAAGTATTCAAGCTGTTGGTTAATCCCTGCTGCTTCGGTATTCTTGTTGATGCTCATCCTTCCAGCAGAATAGGAAACTCCGACATTGCTCATATAGCCGAGTATGTAGACAGCAGCCAGATTGGATATTGCTGGAACAAAACCGCTGCCAATATCGGTAAATGAGCTAATCGTCTCTCCTGTAATCGTCTGGACATCTTGAGCCGCATCCTCCGCATACTGGTAAATGACAGCACTACCAACCTCTGTGGGAATATCCTTGACTCTATTCTGAACCCTAGATACTACTTCCCACAGGGTTGTCATGCTATCACTTATAGTAGAAAGCTACCAAACTTCCTAAAGCAACGCCTTGTATTGTGTATATCTGTGCTGGGCCTATGCTGTTCTGAACGAAATAGCTTCCTATCTCTGCGGCTGTGCCTGATAAGTTAACCAACTGCAATGTGGAACCTACTGATATTGCCATAGTTCACCTAAAGCCCAACCGCCAACCACTGTGCAGCGACACTCGCAGTCCCCGAAGCCATGAAGCTTCCCGCTACTACCATGCTTGTCGTTATGAACCCCTTGTACGGAGTTATATAAACATTGGGTATGTTTGAGAACTTTGCTGGGAAATTAACCCAGTCCGAGCCACCTGCTGTTCCTGTCCAACTTCCGACTTCTATCTTCATTGAATAAGAAGGTGGGGAGCCAAGCCCTATGAGGCTGTTGTATGTCGGGACTATGCTTGTTGCTGTTATTAGGGGAGCAGTCATGGACGTTACTATTGAAAGTGCATCGCCTATGACGGATGTTGCCCACACCTGCACGTCTTTCATTCCTTGAACCATATTATCACCTTTTTAGGGTTAAGGGGTTATGCCCCTATCCCCTTTAAGTTGTAGTTATCACGCAACAGGCGTTTGCCCGAAGGTATCTTGATACCCATCTCGCAGTCAGAACGACCCCGCTTAAATCCCTTGTGACATCGTTGTATTTCTCTACCGTAATCGGTCTCTTCTCAGCAAGCACAACAGCATGGTCCTTGTCTATGACGTATGCGTAGTTCGCAGTCGCCATGTTTGTCTGCCATACTCTCATGCCGTAGATGACACCAATCAAGGATTGGCTTGGGTTGGTTACCCCTGACTTGTCAGCCTCAACGAATGTGTTTATCTGCCTTATGTCCTGTGCCACAGCAGAGGAAACGATTAGGTCGCTTGCATGGTATCCGTCATATTCGAGGTTGTATATGGCTGTGACTATATTTGCAAGAGTTATTGCAGTCCCACCTGTAACTGTATGTGAAGCAGCACTATCGCCAGCCTCTATCTGCGCCATTATCAGGCTATCTAGTTTTCGTGCCATTGCATAACCAGATTCCGTAAGGTTCCTCTGAACTATGTCCCATTTGTTGTCCTCAATCATTTCCTTGGTTATAAGCGGTCTAAGACCGTATTTGACAGGCTTCAGGTTGAAAGTTGAAACCGCCTCAAGGCTTATCGGGACTTCATGTCCTTCAGCAAGCGTAGAGACTGTCATTGAGTTAACATCCTGAGTCACAACATCAACGCTTGAGCCAGGTATGCCGTCTGAACCTATCCTAAGTGCCAAGAGATTAGTCCCAACCAGCTTATCTTTCACAGCCTCTATGACTGTGCTATAAATCTGACTTGGAATCATCTCAGGCTCGGTTGTCGTAGTCATTAATTCCTGTAATCTTTGTGCCATATCAATCACCTTTAAAAGCCCCCAGCCGTGTTAAACACTATTCTTGTCAATGCGCCAGATGCCGCTGATGTCAATGCCCTACCAAGCACCTGTGAACCCTGAACAGGCCACAATGATGTCGTTATGGGTATAACAGCATCAGCAGTCGCTATTCCGTCAGCTATCCCGACAAGTACACCTGCTGTGACAGCACTGTAACAATAGAAGTCACCAACGCCTCTCATCATAAACCCAACTACATTGCCTGATGTGGCATTGTTTGTTGCAACTCCTACACATGTCAAATGGTCAGTCGCAGCGTCAACAAGTGCAAGATTGGGTAGTGTTGCTGCCGCAGCCGCAGATGTAGCCTTGACGAACTGTCCGCCTGAGATAGTCTCTTGTGCTATTCCGCCATAAGACCAACCCTGGTCTTCTCTTATTGTTCCTACCATAATATCACCTTAGTAAAGGAAATCTGGAGAGTAGAACTCTTTCAGACCGTCTTTCATTGTTTCCATCTTCAATCTGATTTGAGGCTTCCTCTCGTCAGTCACTATCCCCTTGGATTTGCTCTCCTTCAGGGAACATATCTCCTTCTTCAACGCCTCAATCTCGACTGTCTGATTCTTGGTTATGGTTTCTGCAAGAGTTTTTATGCTCTCAACAATCTCTTTTGAATCAAGCGTCACGACTGTAGGTGCTGGAGGAGTTGATTCTTTAATCTCTTCCATTGAATCACCTAGATTCTCTTTATTTTTCAATTCGGGATATTTCCTATAAACAGCCGCCATTACCTTCGCCTTCTCTTCTGGTGTGCCATTTGCGGAAACCCGTGCAAGAGCATTCCTAGCATGTGCCAAATCGTGTATAGGGTATTTCCTCTCAGCAGGATACACGAATGCACTATCAGGAAGTTCCTGCCTTTGAGCATAAGTAAGTTTGCTCTCGTCATCTTCAAACGCTTCAGCGATAGCGAATGTGGCCTCTGGTATTCCAGGGGTCTTGACAAGTCCGAGGCCAGTTATGTCCAAGTCCTTCGCAACCATCTGGTCCCCTTCCTTTACCAATTCCCCTGCTATCGCCTCTATGCTTGTGAATTTAATCAGCCCCTTGTCAATCATATCGGTCACATAAGGGTGCTTTCCAGTATTATAAATCTTGGCCTCGAAATCAATGCCATCGTTTGTTATATGTGGGATGAATGTCCCCACATTGTCAGTCACGTCTTCTGTATGGTTCAAACTGAGTGTGTCTGACGTAAACCTGGCCTTCTCTATGTTTTCCATCGTGTAAGTCCTTCCGTTCCTGCTTGTCGTGGCTTTCAGCATGACTCCTTTGATTTTCCTGCAACCCGCTTCTTGTATCGGAATTGTTTCTCCTTCCTTTACCTCAATGGACTCGACAACGAAAGGAACTGTGAACCTGATTTTCTCCATCGCTCTTATTTCCACTCCCTCTTTCTTCCCTGGGAATGGTTTGGTGTCATCATATCCATGTTGGTTCACCCATGCATAGAATACGGTCTTCCCTTTCTTTGCACCATACTGTGCAACCATCTTGTCATATATTTTCTGAAAATCTGGATGTAATGGCATCATACCACCTGTTTCTTATTATTATTACTTTCAGGCGAATGCGGGGTTGCTGGAAATGTAACATCCCTCGCCTGTGTCTTAAGGATGTAATCCCTCTGCCAATTCGCCATCCTGTCAGTGAGTTTGGAAGCATCAAGTTCTGTGACCTTCCTCTTGCACTGGCAGGTATAATCAATGATATAACCAGGAACCCTATATGATGTCCCGCATTGAGAACACTTGATTATCTTCTCTTCGGAACTAGAGTGCTGGGTTAAACCAGCCTTCTGGTCTATATTGCTTAACAAACTATTAAGGCTTTTCATAATCTTTTATTTAAGCTACTCCTTTCCATTTCTTCCACTCGCTAAACCACTCCTCCTGTGTGGCGTAATCCTCTTCCTTCGGTTCAAAGGACTGTTTGATTGGTTCAGGCTGCTTCTTATTCACAGGCAATGTGGGAACCTGTGTGTCGGGCTTGGGATTTTGACTCGGAGGCTGTGTGGATAAGGAGGAATCCTTCATAGCCTCCTCAACATCATTAATCCAGCTTCCCCAGCCGCACATATCTAATGCAACCTTGATGGGAACTCCCGCTTGAACAAGCCACATGAACTCCTCCGCTTTCGTGTGTTCGCTCTCAACGCTGAGTTCGTTCCAACTTAATGTGACATCGGAAGTCGGTGCAATCTTCTTGAAGATAGAATCCTCCACCATTGTGCCTACCGCTTGCCTTATGGCTTTCACCTTCCTGTCAAACGCCTGGAGCATGACATCGGCAGTCGCCTTGTTGGAACTCTCCCCTCCTCTTATGAAAAACTCAGGAACCCTCAATCCAGCGATAAGCTGGTTCTCCAATAGCTTAATCATCCCGTCTGGCTGGACCATCCTCAGATTGTTGACAATCGGGTTGGCTTTGACATTGGAAGAAGTCACCATGTCTTGTCCCACATCCCTATCGTTTAGCAAGGCTATGAATTCTGAAATCTCAGCCGCAGTCGCTGGTGTCTCTTCTGTTCCAAGCAGCCAATGGATTATAGGGGCAGCATAACGGTGTATTATCTCCCCAATATCCTCTTGGAAGTTAAGGAAGCTTGTAAGCGTTCCACAGACTGCTTTCAGGTCGGAAACGCCATAGAACATGCTAGTTGCCGTGTTCCATTTGAAATGGACGACCTCATCTGTGGTGAACTCAATCGGCTTGTTGCCCATAAGAGGTATCTGCCTGAACCCTTTTATCTGTCCGTCACGGCCTTCGCCTTTGTAAACAACAACCCTCATCTGCTCTGGGGGCAGAATCTTAAGACTCCACTTGTCCTCATCAAAAACAGTCTCCCTACTTATCTCCATGAAGCAGTTTCCGTATATTTGCATCTGTTTGAGTATATTATGCAGAATTAGGTCAAAATTCACTGTTTTCTTGAATTTTTCGATTTTCTTGCGACCAGATTCGGGTCCCTCAAGTTCATAACTGCTCTGGAGTGCGAAATCAGCAGTATTGTCTATGCAATTCTTGATTATCCCAACCTTTTCATATATATCCTTGTAAAGCTTCCAATTCTTGTCAGGGGGTTCCATCGTGATTTCATCTTTGCCGTCACGCCAGTTGGTAGAAATATAGTCGGTGTACTTCCCTTTGGATTCCTTCAATAGGTTGTTAAGAAGCACAGAATTCTCTTTGGGCTTGGCAATCTCGAACAAAGTTTTCGGTTTGAAAACAGTTCTTCTAGTAGATTCCTCCAATACTGCCATATAGATATAGTTTCATATCTTTTATTTAAGCTACTTGATTATTATCCAGAATTTCCTTTTTCTCAGGGACTTCTCAGGGTGCTGTTCCTGAGTCTCTAGGTAGTTCTTTAATTTAGCTTTCTCGGCATATTTCTTGCCATAGCCTTTGTGACGTTTATTGAACTTCCGTTGTCTCTCTCGGTTTCTTCTTTTTTTCTTTATCCAATACATCTCCTGCCAGGTAAGCTTTCGCCTTTCAGGTCCCACCTGTTCAGCATCCATTCCATCCTGCAATTCGGGCATCTTACACTCTTCTTCTTGTCTTTCCTTCTAGGCAGGTTGATGTAGTTGACAGATATAACGAATCCGCATCTGCATTCAAACGGTCTCATTCAGAAGACGGGTTCTCATTTCAGGGGTCAATTTCCTAAAGTAGTATCTGGCAAGCATATAGTTATACTTATCTTTGTTCTTTTCCCTATACTCCTTTTGCTTCTTATTGAAGTGGTCCTTATCCTCAATGAGTTTAGCGGTTCTGTATTTCTGTGCATTCGCCCTGGCTTTCTGCCTCTTGTTCGCTTCCTTGTCATAAGGAACAGGAACTTCAATAGGCTCCTTCTCAAAGAAATTCTCAACTTCGCTCATATAACGCCTTCCTTAACAATCTCCAACACGCCTTTCTTTAAGACTAAAGGTATGTATGTGTTTCTTATTATCTTAGTCAAGACAGCAGACATGACTTCGCTCCTAGAAACCATACCATCTATCTGGTTTAAATGCTTGACTATCTCATCCGTGTACTCATCCGCTTTGGTCTTCATTCAAACACATCCAACACATCCGTTGAACTCTCCAAATCAGTTGCTTCGAGTATATCAGAATCCTCAAGGAATATTCTAAACACTGTTTTCATAGTTTATATATGTCATCACTTATATATAAAGGTTAGGGTTTGGGGTTTACCCCTATTACTTTTACCATAGGAATTTTTAATTGTTTTTACTCCTTTAATCTAATATAAATTTTTGACTGTACCAACCACCTTTCGTCTAGGCATACGGGGGTATAGGAAAGTATCTAAGTATGTAAGTATATGATATATCTACATATATAAATACTTTACTAAGCGACACTAACGACACTAACGCCAGAGGTATAGTATGAGTAAGGAAGTATAGAAACCTTGGTTTCTGTATATAGTTATTGTTATGATAAGTAATAGATACATAGATTACCTTATACGATAATAGTACCTCTATACTATTATTTTTATGCTATACTAACTATACAAGATAGATGTAACGATATATAACTAATAAACTATATGATAGAGATTACGTTCTACTGAGGATGTGTGGGCTTCGCCCTGACCCAACAAATACGTCAATCAAAGAAGCAGATACGAAAGCTTTATATATGTCATATGAGAACAGTAGTGTA